TAAACTCCAAAAAACGACAGATCAAGTCTGTCGTGCAGCACATGACTACACACGACAACACACAACTTTACAGCACAGCAACCCATTTTCTGATGGGTTAATGAAACGACAGATCAAGTCTGTCGTGCAATACAAGACATAACAATACATCACAGAACATCACATCACATTACAAAACATCACAACACAACAACCCATTTTCTGATGGGTTAATGAAACGACAGATCAAGTCTGTCGTGCAGCACAATACACCACAAAACATCACATGACATGGCATCACATAATGATTTACTGCACTTCAAAAGATTCAATTTTGAATCTTCCGAATTTTGGTCGATAGCTGCCGACTCCAGTGACGGCCCCGGCTTCTTCGAGGCAAGCCTTTACTTCTTTCTCGCTGATGCGAGTCTCATCGAAGGTCAAAACAAATTTGGCCTTCCAGCTATTGAATCTGACCCGATTGATGAGAACACCGGCTCCCGTGCTTGGAAGCGTACAAAAGCGACGATCTATTTCGTCATAGTCTTTTCGACCAAGAGGAATTTTTTCGTCGTCACAAAAGACAGAAGAAAGAATTGTCTTTTTGAGGCTGCCACGGCCTTTCTTCAAGTTCTTGCCTGCCTCACGCATACATCCTTCGATTTGATCCGAAGCAATGTAATACCCGATTTTGGGATCATGATGTGATTTATTTTCGGCATCTACTTTGGGGTCAATCACATCCGATTTCTTTTTAGCGAGGGCCGCTTCTTCCGAAATCATTTGTCGCTTGTTCATAAGCATCGGGGCAATACTTACCAGTTGTACTTTTACCTTCTTCATTGCATAAACTCCTTAAATGGAAACAAGAAAGAAAAACATACATTAAAAACCGAGTTTATTCAAGTTAACTTTTTTCTATAGGAAAGCCAAATCTCTAAGTCAAAATCAGCAACACTTTTTCCAGCTTTATCTGCCAATTTGAGAAATTCTTTCTCTAATGAACCAATTGATATGTTAATTTGTTTTCTGGCAGAGTAACCTGAGAATATATGACATCAGGATATAATTTTTTCATCATATATTGCAGAATCTCAATAGAAGTTCTAACTAATAGAATGTCTCCGGTCTCCATATCAACTGCAAGAGTTTTGCCAGCATGTTCTCTAGCAATTTGTTCATTAATCTTATAGAATGGGTTAAATAAAGTTTTCATTGTTTTATCCTCTGCTTTTTCTTTCAAAATGATTCCAAAAACAAAGTCTTGCCAAAAAGTTGGCGTCGTTTTCTATTTGACAAATTAAATGCTACACCATTCATGATGAAAACACAAGGGGCTTCTACGCCTTGCTCACGCAAGTATTTCAAAACGTATCCAATCCGGCCAATCCGGCCAATCTTTGATTGGAACTTCATCTCAGCCCTCGTTCTTTTTTACGGTTCTTTGCCTCCCATCGGCAGGAAATCCTCAAAATTGCAAGTGCCAGAATCTTGCTCGGAATAAATATCCCGATTGAGTTTATCCATCTCTTTACGCAAGGTGTGACCACGATTTTGGGCGTTCTCGTGATTCTTATCCCATGCTCTTAAGTGAGCCTTCAATAAGCCCACCACAAATTTACGTTCAACCTTATGCTCATAGGCTTTAACCACATCCTCGTTCGATGCGGCCTTTGCTTTGGCATAATTATCCGACGCAGAGTCATTGTCCTTGGACTCCACGAACTTTTGATTATATAGAGCGTCATAGCGACCCTCAGCTATCGCAAGTTCTTTAGTTGCATATTCCAATTGCTTGCCGAAGTAATCTATCCAAGCGTACTCGTCCGCCATGTAGTCACTCAAAGTGACTTCATTAAATTTCATGCGGTCGGGGTCTATAATCACCGTCCGACCAGCAACTGTTACTTCGGTTTTTTCTACAATCGGCTTTTCCATTATTGACCTCCCAATTCTTCGTCTTCAGGGTCGATGATACTATTCTTTTTCTCTTTCTTCTTTTTGGACGGTGTGTACTTATCCAGCACAAATTCGTCTTGTTTCTTCTCGGCAGCATTGGTCATTTGATTGGCGTAACGCTCTTTTGAAATCTCGAATATATCCAAGGTTCCCATGCGATAATCAAAGCCAATCTTAAACGGAAAGCGAGAAGAACCATCACGGTGTTTGATGATAAAGCCACGACCAACTTCAGCGTCTTTCTCACGACCCTGTTGGTTGATCGACCAGAAAGCATCCAATGGTTTAAACTGGTCGAACGACGTACCAATATTGCTCTCATCAATATATTGACTAATTTCGAGTTTTGCGGCACTGGCATTAGGTTGCACACAAGTTAGTGTGCCGTGTTGTTTCTCTACACCAAATCCTCTCAAGTCACGCAATATACGATATGCCGACTCATACTTTTTAACTGAAGGATCATCCTTCATTTCACCAACGTAGTCAATAATTAACAAATTGGGTTTCCAACCTCGAAGCCCCAACTGAGCATAATATGCCCGGATACCATTCACATCAATCTGGCCACCGGGGAATTGTTTGATAATGAGTTGATTTTTATCATCTTTGTCTTTCCCAAATTCCTCAATAGTTCTTATAATCTCGTCTTTGTTTTGACGAAGAAGGTTAATGTCTAATTTGGTGAATTGAGAGGTAAATCGTTGCCCGATGCCTACCTCATCCATTTCCATTGTTAAATACAAAACTTTATGGCCCAATAAAACATTGGCCACGGCTGCTTTAACGAGAGCGAGAGATTTGCCTGTGCCGGGCAAGCCAATCCATGCTCCAATCTGGCCCGGAAATAAACCACCGCCCGTTAGGGCGTTATCAATGCTTTCAAAGGATGAAGTAAATCGGTCTAAACCTTCATAGCGTTTATCCATACGATTAAACATTTCTTGAATATTTATGAAATACTCAAGACCCGGCTCATAATGCCGGTCAATCGTCATCGCCTGACGCATTTCTTCGTAAACAAAGCCCCATGTTTTCTCATCTTCGGGAGCCTCATTCATCTTTTCCAAGCAATTATGGAAAGCCACTTTAATTGCCTGAACTTTGGCAAAGTAAGTGACTTTATCAAGCAAATATTCTCTGGTATCTAAACCGGGAACATAATACTCGTAAAGAGTATGAAGTTCGCCTGTGTAATAGATTTGAATTGCTTTTTCTCGATCTTTTAGCTTATCTTGAAGCTCTTGATGGAGAATAAATCTTTCTGGAACTGTGTGGTGTTTTGCAAAATATTCAAAAAGAAGCCCACAAATCGTAACGTGGGCTTCGCTTGAAAAATAGATTGGTTTGATCTTATCTACACTCTGAACAAGCATGAACTGATCTGTTAAAAGCATCCCCAGCAATTTCTTTTGAAAAGTTTCATCCCAAGCAAATTTGGTTTTGGTAACGTCTGGGTCCGTTAGCAACTCAAGTTTTGCTTGCTCTTCGGGAGTTAATTCACGCATTTTTCATCCATTTATAAAAGGCAACTCAACTGAAATCTTGTGACAATCAACGCCTACGCTCGATTCCTGATCAACAATCCGCCAGCCCTTTGTTTCTGTATGTAGTAATGGGATAATTATACGCAAATTCGGCATCAGGCGATAGTCATTTTTCGCATCATTCCATGTATACCATTCAACTTTTTCTGTTTCTTCATATCGGCGGCGAGCCATCCAGCTTCTTCTTTTAATTCTCTGTGGGCCGCTTTTTCTGGCGTCTCGCCTTCTTCTACTTTCCCGCCAACTAAATTAAGGCGTCCCTTTTGCCCCGGTTTTTCTTTCAAGATAAGCAAAACTGGTATGTTTGTCCGAACACGATAATTAAGATTTTCGCCCGGTGAAATCAATTCTTTCACCGGCTTCAAATAAACCAAAACGTACTCTTTCATTGTCTTTTTCTCTGGATAAGTTTGCTCGGTAGGAATAACTTTCGCTCTTGTTGAACAGTGGCTTGGAAAGCCACAACCTTGAGTACATTCATTTTGAGATATTGGTTGTGAAAGAAAGTCAACCAGTTGTGAGATAACGTATGAAATATTTTAGTCGGACCACGGTAAAATTCCTTCTCAACATGCGCAGAATCAAAATACACATAATTCAGTTCACGATCCAGAGCAAACAACGTAAAAGCCAATTCTTCTCGGCCTCCCGCATTTTGACTAACCTGATAAACCCACTCACCCATAGGGTGAATTTTCTTCTTTAGACTCATGCAATAATCGTAAACAACCTCACCATACTTGCGCAAAAGATGGTTGTTGAACAAAACGACCCCGGAATTGAAAGCACGCAATGACTTTTTTTTCAAATTCGTTGTCGTAAAAACGGTATTAGGGTAGTGATCGCCAAACGTATTCGTTGTGGCAGCGAAATCGCAATCTTTGTAAATATCAAACAAACACGTTATGTCATCAAAAATGAAAGTGTCCGAATCTATCAGAATCACTCTTTCAAAAGGGCACTCAGCAAAAACAATTCGTTGTGCAGAAAAATACCCCTTCTCTTCTTTCAAATCCAAATCATTGTAAATCTTGAGTTTAATATTTAACTCTTTACAAATTTGAAATAACTCTTCTTTGTTGACAAGTTTGATTTGACGAGAGAGAGTTTCTTTGTTGGTAATACCACGACTATCACGACATTTATCCTCAACAAAATAAACTAAGACAGGGATGGTTGGATTGTGTTGCCTAAGAGTTCGGAAGCTGTAAGAGGCCATCGTCATGTAGAATGGCTCTTCATTCAAGACGTAAACCGCTTGCATGTTTCTGTTCCAGATGCCAAGAAAATGTAAGAATGTGAGACTGCAACACTAGGGATTTCTTTTACAAAATAAATATCTCTTTTAATTTTAAATAACTACATAAATATAAAAGAATCCCCGGCAATCAACTACCCCACTCTCATGCTATTATAGAAATAAAATTACAAAGAACAAACCACGGACTGTAATGGCCCAAGGTAGTCATATTCCGACAAAGAAACTTGCCCTGATCGGATGACTTTTTCCTTTGTAATCTTTTTTCCCATATTCTTCTGGCCGTTCCACATAATGGCTTTACAGTATCTAGCAAACTTTCCATCTATTTTGAGCCGTGCCTTTGGATTTGGTCTGTAGTCCTTGGGGACTGTCTTTTTTATGATCCTTTCCAAGATCGCCTCTTGATGAGGACCAAACTTTTGGCGATTGGCACCGTGTCTTGTGCGATTTGTCCAAAGCTCATCCAAATTGAATACGATTTTGGAAAGAAACTTATCCTTGGACGCATACTTTTTGGCAAGTTCCAAACAATTTTCGATATAAACCTGACGCTTGAAATACGAGCCAGCACGGATCATCGACAGATGAAGTTCTTGGCTTATATCATCAAAGTCGTCGGTGTAGTTATTGCGGGAATTCTTTCTTTGAAGTTCGTGAGCAGCATGATAACAAAGTTTTGTGAAGCTGTCACTTAATTCTTGAAATTCCTCATTGGTAATCGGAAAATTAACGCATATATCCTTCATATTATTCCTTTTTGACTACGTTTTTTAATTCATTGAGATTTTTACCTGCTTTCGCAGATACCCTCAGCTTCAAGCCGGGAC